ATTACATGTTAAATAGAGGTGATTACAAAGATGATGAGATTACTATTGATTATAGTGAAGTAAAAGTTAGTGATCGTGATTTTAATGAAATAAAACAAAAAATAGAAAACGAGGGATATAAGGCTTACAGTTCTTGGTTTGAGGCTATGGCCAAAAAATTAAAATTTGATAAGAGAAAAATATCTCAGGAGTTGGAATGTAACTTTTTAGGTTCAGGGGATAATGTTATTCCTGCTGAAACTATGAAGAAAATTAAAGAAAAACATATTAAAGAGCCCAAAAATAAGTTTATGGGTGGTGCACTTTGGCAATGGAAAGAACCCGTTGCTGGTCACCGTTACATCATGGGTGTTGACGTTTCAAGAGGTGATAGTGAAGACTTTAGTACTTTATCTATAATTGATTTTGATGAAAGAGAACAGGTATTAGAATATATAGGAAAAGTTCCTCCTGATGTTTTAGCCGAAATAGCATTTAAATGGGGTACAATGTATAACGCATTTATCGTCACCGATATCACAGGTGGTATGTGGGTATCCACATCAAGAAAATTACAAGAACTTAATTACAAAAGTTTATATGTTGATGGTGTAAATCCGGCGGATAAATGGAAGTGGGACCCTAAAACTCAAGATAAGATTCCGGGTATTAACTTTAACTCAAAAAGAGTATTAATCATCCAAGCCTTTGAGGAGGTATTAAGATTTGATTTTGCGATGAGATCACAAAGACTATTCAACGAATTAAATACCTTTGTTTACGTAAATGGAAGACCTGACCACCAAAAAGGCCAACATGATGACTTAATAATGGCATTCGCTATGGCCGTTTATGTTGGTGAAACCTCATTTGCACAATTGGAAAAGGCAACAGAACAAACAAAGGCGATGTTAGAGTCATGGTCTACCGATAAAAAAACATTTGCAGATTCTTCTATGAATTTCAACCCTGGTATTCCCGTAGCAACACATGGTAATAATGGTTACCAACGTAATACAATCACAAAAAGTGATTATGAAAAGTATTTATGGTTATTCGGAAATAGAAGAGTTTAATTTTTTATTTATCGAATTACATTTAAAATAAAAAAATATGGCAGAAAGAAAATTAACGGTTTGGCAAAGGTTAGGTAAGGCGTTTGGACCCAACTCAACCATGGATCAAGAAACGCCGGTTTTTAAGTTCGACAAAAAAGAATTACTTAAAACAACTAACAAACAAGAATATGAAAACGAAAAGTTACAGGCACAACAAACAATGTACATTGGTAAACAGTGGCAAAAGGTCGAAAGTAACTTATATCAACAAGCTGTTTATTATGAACCAACAAGAATGGCGTCTTATTATGATTATGAATCAATGGAATATACTCCTGAGATTTCTGCAGCATTAGACGTATATTCTGAAGAATCAACAACACCAGATAAAGACGGTCACATTCTAAAAGTCTATTCTGAATCTAAAAGAATAAAATCCGTATTGGTTGATTTGTTTAATAATAGGTTAGACATAAACACCAACCTTGCTATGTGGACAAGAAACACCTGTAAATTTGGTGATAATTTCATTTACTTAAAATTAGATCCGGAAAAGGGGATTGTTGGGTGTCAGCAGTTACCTAATATACAAATTGAGAGATTAGAAAAAGGTATGCGATTTCAACCAGACAAATATTCACAAGATATGGAAAATGATGCTTTGAAGTTTGTTTGGAAAGAAAAAAACATGGAATTTAATACTTGGGAAATAGGTCACTTTAGAATTTTAGGTGACGATAGAAAACTTCCATATGGTACATCTATGTTAGAAAAGGCTCGTCGTATTTGGAAACAACTATTACTTTCTGAAGATGCTATGATGATATATCGAGTTTCAAGAGCTCCTGAAAGAAGAGTATTTAAAGTATTCGTTGGGAACATGGATGATAAAGATGTCGATGCTTACGTACAAAAAGTTGCAAACAAATTTAAAAGAGATCAAATTGCAGATCCACAAACAGGTAACGTAGATATGAGATATAACCAATTGGCGGTAGACCAAGATTATTTTATTCCAGTTAGAGACCCAGGAGCAACTAACCCAATTGAAACTTTACCTGGTGGTACAAACTTAGCCGAGATTGCCGACATTGAATATATACAAAAGAAATTAGTTACCGCACTTAGAATACCTAAAGCGTATTTGGGGTTTGAAGAGGCTGTTGGTGACGGTAAGAATCTATCATTACTTGATATTAGATTTGCAAGAACAATTAATAGAATACAAAAATCAATGATTGCTGAATTAAATAAAATTGCAATTATTCATTTATTTTTATTAGGGTTTGAAGATGAATTAACAAACTTTACTTTATCTCTTCATAATCCATCTAAACAGGCTGATTTATTGGGTGTTGAGGTATGGAAAGAAAAAATATTACTTTACAAAGACGCCGTTGCTGAGATACAAAATTCATTGGCTCCTGTTTCTGCTTCTTGGGCTAAAAAACATATTTTAGGTTTTTCGGACGAAGAAATCAGATTAGATTTACAACAACAAAGAATTGAAAGAGCGGTTTCAGGTGAACTTGCAAAAACTGCTGAGATTATACCTACAACCGGTTTATTTGATAATATTGATAGTTTATACGGTAAAAAAGAAGGTGCCGCAGCTGCCGCTGGTGGAGGCGAATCAGCTGCCGCTGGTGGAGGTGAAGTGGGTGGTGAAGCCGGAGGAATGGGTGACATGGGTGATATGGGTGGAGGTGCTCCACCATCAGGAGGTGCTGAATCTGCTGAAGGGGCTCCACCGACAACGGAAAGATTAGTTAGAAATGATTTAGACCTAATAGTTGAAAGGACGCTTTTTAAAGATGACGACATACTTGAATTATCAAAAGGTAGAAACTCTTTAGTAGAAATTAATAACAAACTGAAAGATTTAATTGATAAGTGATATTTATAAATAAAACTTATATGAGCACTTTTGGTACAATTAAAACAAAAATAGAAAACACGGCGGTTGAGTTGGCGAAAAAACCAAGTTTCAAAAGATTTATTTTTGAATTTAACACGTTGGTTTTAAAAAACAAAGATTTATCTGAGTTGTATTATATCTACGATGATTTATCATCAAATAAAGGAATTCCTTCAGATATTGCAAACGATTATATTAACGAGTCAGTTGAGTATTCTCAAGTATTAATAGAATCGCAAGGTAAAAATTTAAATTACCTTAATACTTGGATAAATTCATGGAATAAAGAATCTATTAATGATTATACCGATATCGATAATGCTATTTATAATAAAGGAATAAGAAATTTAGAGAGTATTTTAGAATCTAAAAAAAATATTAAAAATATAATCACAAAAGAAGAAGATAAAAAACCTTTGTCTGAGAGTTTAAATATACCAATTTCTTCTATGGTTAAAATAGCTAATGAAAGTTTGAAAAAGGAAGTGGGAACACTTAGTGAAAACGACAAAAAGGAATTAGATGAGGTTTTATCGCTTAATGGTGAGGAACTAAAAGAGGGATTTAATAATCTTAAAAAACTTGTTTTGGATAATTTGAGGGTATCTTTAAATGAATCTGCAGATAAGGATCTTGAAAATACAATAAACAAAACAATGAATAAAGTAATGGAAGCAAAGTGCAACCATTATGATTATTATAAACTAAAAATGTTAAGTTTGGGACTATGAAAAAATTTTTAGCAGGAGTCGGAAGATTATTTATGGACAGTAAAGGGAACGCATCATCAAAGAGATTTGTTGGTATATTATGTGGTGTTTCTCTTTGTGTTACTTTGTACGTAAATAGTTACACTCATGGAGATATTAGACCGTCTGACACTTTAGTCAATGCCGTAGCGATGTTGGCGTTTGGGTGTTTGGGTCTTACTTCAACAGAGAAGATTTTCGGAAAAAAAGAAGAAAGTAAAAAAGAAGAAAATCAAGAAGAAATTTGATTTTTCTGTTTGTATTGAGCCTTTTTAATTTGAGCCCTTCGTTTTACGGAGGGTTTTTTGTATTCTTGTCTTTCTTGTAGCTTTTGTATTTGTTTTGTTTTGTATATTTTAAACTTATAAATTTTCAACGCTTGTTCTAAAGACTTCTCATTTTTT